ATCATCCTGCTCAACGCGTTCAAGAAGCGCATGGAGTTCCCCGAGCTAAAGGCCCGCGCCTACCAAGAGTACAAGGAGTGGGAGCCGGATGCGATGATCGTGGAAGCCAAGGCTGCGGGCTCGCCCTTGATATTTGAGCTTCGGGCCATGGGTATCCCGGTGCAGGAGTTCACTCCCAGCAAGGGTAACGACAAGATCGCCCGACTAAATGCCGTGGCGGACCTGTTTGCCAGCGGTCGGGTATGGGTGCCTGATACCCGCTGGGCAGAAGAGTTGGTTGAGGAAGTGGCGAGTTTCCCTTCCGGTGAGCATGACGACATGGTGGACTCGATGAGCCAAGCCTTGCTGCGCTATAGGCGCGGGGGCTTTATTCAGCTAGAGTCTGACGAGCGAGATGAAGCCCGCGAATTTCGACGCAAGCGGGAATACTATTGAGGTGAATCATGGCCATTGAGAAATCACTGTATGCCGCGCCCGCTGGGCTTGAAGAACTGATGGCGCAGGACGCAGCAGGTCCCGAAATCGAAATTGAAATCGAGGACCCGGAGTCAGTAGAGATTGGCATCGATGGCCAGCCTCTCGTGCGCATTGAGCCGGGAGAAGACGAAGATGACTTCAACGCCAACCTTGCCGAAGACATGGACGAGCAAGAGTTGGAGACGATTGCGGGCGATCTGATTGGTGATTTTGAGGACGACGTGTCCTCACGCCGTGACTGGATGCAGACCTACGTGGATGGTCTGGAGTTGCTGGGCATGAAGATCGAGGATCGCTCCGAGCCGTGGGAAGGCGCAAGTGGTGTTTACCACCCCATGCTGTCTGAGGCGCTGGTGAAGTTCCAGTCCGAGACCATGATGAGTACGTTCCCGGCAGCGGGTCCGGTCAAGACCAAGATCATCGGTCGTGAGACTCCGGCAAAGAAAGAGTCTGCCCGTCGTGTCCAAGAGGACATGAACTACCAGTTGACCGACGTGATGAAGGAGTACCGGCCCGAGCACGAGCGCATGCTCTGGGGCTTGGGTCTGTCGGGTAACGCGTTCAAGAAGGTCTACTACGACCCCAGTCTTGAGCGGCAAGTCTCGCTGTTTGTGCCTGCGGAAGACATCGTGGTGCCATACGGTGCCAGTGACTTGGCCAGTGCTGAGCGTGTAACTCACATCATGCGTAAGACCGAGAACGATCTTAAGCGGTTGCAGATTGCTGGGTTTTACCGGGACATCGACCTCGGTGCACCGCAGAACGTGCTTGATGAGGTTGAGAAGAAGATCGCAGAGAAGCTGGGCTTCCGCGCTACGTCCGACGACCGGTACAAGGTGCTAGAGATGCACGTCGATCTCGTGATTGAGAGCGACAAGTACAAGGACGAGAACGGTATCGCGCTGCCATACGTGGTCACGCTGGAGAAGGGGTCGAGCAAGGTACTGGCCATCCGCCGTAACTGGGAGCCCGACGACAAGACGTATCACAAGCGTCAGCACTTCGTGCACTACGGCTATGTACCGGGGTTTGGCTTCTACTGTTTTGGTCTGATCCACCTGATTGGGGCGTTCGCCAAGAGCGGCACGTCGTTGATCCGCCAACTGGTCGATGCGGGCACGCTGAGCAATCTGCCCGGTGGCTTTAAGACTCGTGGCATGCGAGTCAAGGGTGACGACACACCGATCTCTCCGGGTGAATGGCGTGATGTGGACGTGCCCTCGGGTGCGATCCGCGACAACCTGCTGCCCCTGCCATACAAAGAGCCCTCGCAGGTGTTGGCTGGTCTCATGGACAAGATCGTCGAGGAGGGTCGCAGGGCGGCTAACTCCACTGATCTGGCCATCAGCGACATGTCGTCGCAGGCTCCGGTGGGCACCACACTGGCCATCCTTGAGCGCACGCTCAAGAACATGTCGGCTATTCAGGCTCGCATCCACTACTCCATGAAGCAGGAGTTGGGGCTGCTCAAGGACATCATCGCGGCCTATACGCCCGAGGAGTACAGCTACGAGCCCGACGTGGGGTCGCCTCGCGCCAAGCGCAGCGACTACGACGACGTGGATGTGATCCCGGTGAGCGATCCGAACGCGTCAACCATGGCGCAGAAGATCGTCCAGTATCAAGCGGTGTTCCAGTTGGCGCAGGCCAACCCGCAGCTATACAACATGCCACTGTTGCACCGGCAGATGCTGGACGTGTTGGGTATCAAGGACGCTGAGAAGCTCGTGCCGATGGAAGACGACATGAAGCCGACCGACCCGGTGACCGAGAACCAGAACGTGCTGAAGATGAAGCCGGTCAAGGCGTTCCTGATGCAAGACCATCAAGCACACATCATGGTGCACATGTCTGCGATGCAGGACCCCAAGATCATGCAGTTGCTCCAGAACAATCCGATGGCGCAGCAGTTGCAAGCAGCCATGATGGCGCACATCAACGAGCACTTGGGCTTTGAGTATCGTCGGCAGATTGAGCAACAGCTTGGTATGCCTCTGCCCCCGCAGACGGATGAGTCGGGTGAAGAGATGCCGATGGACCCCGAAGTCGAAGCGCGGCTGTCTCCCATGCTGGCGCAGGCCGCACAGAGGCTGCTGGCCAAGAACTCGGCTGAAGTCATGCAGCAGCAAGCACAGCAGCAGGCACAAGACCCGCTGGTGCAGATGCAGATGCAGGAGCTTCAGATCAAGGCCGCTGACCAGCAACGCAAGGCTCAGAAGGATCAGGCTGACGTGGCGCTCAAGCAGTCTCAGCAAGAGATCGAGCGCCAGCGTATCGCCGCGCAGCAAGCCATGGAGGACAAGCGCATCCGTGTAGATGCGATCCGTGCGGCGGCTGACCTTGGACGTGACCGCGAGAAGATGATGGCCGAGCTAAGCGTGGACGTGCTCAAGCACCTCAGCAACAAGAGTCATGAGGACCAAGCACGCGCACAACAAGAGCGCATGGCCACACGTCAACCCAAGAAAGGTGAATGATGGATGCACTTGACATCATCGTCCAACAAACAGACGAGAAGGTCGCCCAACTCAAGGATCACTTGGCAGAGGGCAAGGCATTGAGTTTTGAGGAATACAAGAAACTGTGCGGTGAGATTCGGGGTCTGCTCATCGCGCGGGGATACGCATTAGACCTGAAACAAACTATGGAGAACTCGGATGACTAATGGCATCCTGCTGGCTACAGACGCCAGCAACCCGCAGGTTGTCGGGGCCTACAACTTTGCTGCAAGCGCAGAGGAGAAAGGCAAACAGCTACCCCGACCCTCGGGCTACCGCATCTTGTGTGCGATACCGGAGGTGGACAAAGAGTTTGAAGGTGACGCTGGCCTCATCAAGTCTGATGAGACCATTCGCATCGAAGAGACGCTGACTACCGTTCTCTTTGTTGTGGACCTTGGTCCCGACTGCTACAAGGATGAGAAGCGATTCCCATCAGGTCCTTGGTGCAAGAAGGGCGACTTCATTCTCATTCGACCCCACACGGGCTCACGTCTGGTCATTCATGGCCGTGAGTTCAGGATCATTAACGACGACTCGGTAGAGGGCGTTGTGGACGATCCGCGTGGGATCAAGCGTAAATAAGGAGCTACAAGATGCCCTCAATGGATCAAAGCGAATTCAAATTCCCTGACGAGATCGATGACTCTAAGGGTAAATCCGTAGAAGCCAAAGGTGATGTCGAGATCGAAATTGAGATCGAAGACGACACTCCCCCGGAAGATCGCGGCAAAACCCCGATGCCCAAGCCTCTGGTTGAAGAACTGGAGAAGGACGAGCTTGACGCCTACGACGATACCGTCAAAGAAAAGCTCAAGCAGATGCGCAAGGTCTGGCACGACGAGCGCAGGGAAAAGGAGGCCGCGCTGCGAGAGCAGCAGGAGGCTATCACTGTAGCCCAAAGGCTACTGCAAGAGAATCAACGGATCAAGCAGATTCTCACCACGGGTGAGAAAGAGTACGTCACGACCATTCAAAGCGCCGCTGAAATGGAGCTTGAAATGGCCAAGCGGGCGTACAAAGAAGCCTATGATTCCGGTGATACCGACAAGATTATTGAGGCACAGCAGGCTATGCAGACTGCCAACCTCAAAATCATGCAGGCCAAAAACTTCAGAATGCCCTCTTTACAAGAGGAACAGATTGAAGTACAACCTCAGCAACAGTATCAATCGCCCCCTCGGGCTGATTCCAAAGCGGAAGCGTGGCAAGATCGCAACCCTTGGTTTGGCAAGAATAAGGGGATGACGGCATTTGCCTTGGGTCTACACGAAGAACTCAAGGAGAATGGAGTCCCGGTTGGTTCTGACGAATACTACCGCGCACTGGACAAAACAATGCGCAAACGGTTCCCCGATGCCTTTGGTGTCGAGGAAGAAGAACAAAGCAGCCGCGAGTCTCGGTCCAAGCCCGCGACAGTAGTGGCCCCGGCAACGCGCAGCACGTCCCCCAACAAGGTCAAGCTGAAGCAAAGCCAACTCAACTTGATTAAAAAGTTGGGGATCACTCCAGAACAATATGTGAAGGAGTACATGAAGGAGTCTCGAAATGGCTGAAAACCGACTCGCCCGAGAACTTGAAACGCGTGCGGTAACAGAGCGTCCTAAGCAGTGGATGCAACCTGAACTTTTGCCTGAGCCGGACAAGCACCCGGATTACGCATACCGCTGGATTCGCGTCTCGACCCTGAACGCGGCAGACCCCCGTAACCTTTCGGCCAAGCTCCGTGAAGGTTGGGAACCCGTTCCAGTCGAGGAACAACCCAAATTCCGACTGCTAGTCGATCCGAACTCCCGTTACAAGGAGAACATCGAGATCGGTGGTCTGTTGCTCTGCAAAACCCCGAAGGACTTCGTTAAACAGCGGAACGACTATTTCGCCCGCCAGACGCAAGCCCAGACGGAAGCCGTGGACAACAGTCTCATGCGTCAAAGCGACCCGCGCATGCCGCTCTTTAAGGAGCGTAAATCCGCGACGAGCTTTGGCAAAGGCACTTAAATCTCTAGGAGTCCTTAAATGGCTTACCCTGTCATTTCGGCCCCTTACGGGCTAAAGCCGATCAATCTGATCGGCGGTCAGGTGTTCGCGGGTTCCACTCGTGAATACGCAATTGCGAACGGCTACAACACCAGCATCTTCTACGGTGACTGTGTTGGTCTGGTTCGCGGTAACCTGCAACGTGTCACGGTTGACACGGGTGTTGAGGGATCGCTTGTTGGCATCTTCCTCGGCTGCTCGTACACCAACCCCACCACCAAGCAGAAGCAGTTCGCTCAGTACTGGCCTGCCGGTACCGCTGCTGGCGACGCTGTGGCAATCGTCTGTGACGATCCCGACACGGTGTTCAAGGCTGTGGTCTGCTCGTCTGGCACCACTGTGGCATCGGGCGCTCGTGCCATGATCGGCCAAAACTTGGCCATGATCAACAACACGGGTCTCACCTCGACGGGTGACTCGCGCAACGCAGTTCTGGCTCCCGACAACACCCCCGCTACGACGGCTGCTCTGCCGCTGCGCGTGCTGGGTCTGGTGCCGGATACCGCTGTGTCGCTTGGTACCGCTACGTATACCAGCATCTCCACCGCTACCGTTACTTGCTCGGCTCTGCCTTTCGCTCTGCCGGTTGGTACGGACGTTGGTTCGCTGGATTCCAACGGTAACTACATCCCGTCTGGCTCGTTTGTAGATACGGCGGCTTCCGCTGGCGCGACTTCGTTCGTTCTGAACCAAGCCCCGTCCGCTGCGTTTGCTGCTAGTGCAACCTTGGTCTTCACCCAGTTCCCCGAGATTCTGGTGAAGCTCAACCACGGTCAGCACGAGTACTACTACGCCACCGCTACCGCCTGATAAGGAGTAACTGAACATGGCTATTTCTCGTGCCCAACTACTCAAGGAACTCCTGCCCGGCCTGAATGCGCTGTTTGGTCTTGAGTACGCCAAGTATGGCGAGGAGCATAAGGAAATCTACGAAACCGAGACCTCGGAACGTAGCTTTGAAGAAGAAACCAAGCTGTCTGGCTTCAGTGCCGCTCCGGTCAAGCCGGAAGGTTCTGCCATTGCTTATGACAATGCGCAAGAAGCATGGACCGCTCGGTACAACCACGAAACCATCGCTCTGGGTTTCAGCCTGACGGAAGAGGCCATCGAGGACAACCTCTATGACTCGCTGTCGGCTCGTTA